AACTATTATTAATTATATGATTATAAATAATAAAATATATGCGCGCGCGTAAAGCGCCCGCGATCGCGCGTATAACTCTTTAGGGAAAAAAGTAGAAATATGCCTAGCAATTCAAACTACGCACACAACCCCCACGCGTACGCGCTCATGGCGCGCACAACACGCACAAGCCACACAACCAGCACACACAAGCCACACAACCAGCACACAAAGCACACAAGGCACAAGGGGGCGGGGGCCGGCGCCCATACGCCAGGCGCGGGCGGGCCCGCTTGCCTTTTGTTTCACCCACCCCCGGGGTCCTTCGAGACCCCATAGGGCATCCAACAGGGATTTCGGTTCGTGAGGGGAAACCACCCACCCGTCCCCACAAAGTTTCAAAAATTTCAAAATCACACAAATCTAACAGCCCCGAAAAAGAAAAAGATTGACTTCTCCACTCTCCACGTCCATACTTCCGTCAATCGGGACAAAAGTCCCAAGGAGGAAAAAATGAAAAATGAAAAACCCCAGAAGCAAGAAACCCCCAAGGGCGTGAAAATCCTCACCCGTGGGCAGTATTATTACAAAACCGAAACGGCCAAAGGCATCAAGAAATTCGAAATGACCGTACGTGCAAAGTCGCTCGAGATGTTCCGGGAAGAATCTGTGAAATATATCGGCACAGACGACAACGGAAAATCCATGTTCCGCAAAAATTCGTATCTCAACATCCGTGGGCAGTTGAAAAAACGTCTGCTCCCGATCCTCCTCCGCCGTGATCATCCCGACTTCGCGCGTGTGCGATTCGTCACCATCGACGAAATCATTTCTGAGGACGGCAAGAAACTGGATTTGCCCGTGAATTTGCGGTCGCGTGCTCAGCTGGTGGCGATGATCGCGGAGGAGCAGATCCCCATTGATCCGAACGAGTACTTGGAGTTGGATGATTTGCGTTCGGACATCATCGGGTATTTGGAAGCGCCCGAGGAATTTCTGAAATCCAAGCCTCTCAAAGACCGGAGACGGCAGGAGGAACGGGATTTTATCACTATGAACAACTTAGGCGACGAGACATTACCTCCGGTTCGTGAGCCCAGAAAAGAAATTCCACGCCCAACTCCGTCCGTAGGCGGAGGGATTTTGGATGACTGAGCCCCTGGACGCGGACATAATTTATCCGCCTGGGAAAAACATCGCGGTACTTCGGGATGGCACAATGCTTCCCGTAGGACCGCGTGGCCTCAGCCCCTCCGAGATCGTCTCGTCGATCAGGGAAATTGTTGCCCGCCGGTACGCTGGCCCGGACGAATCGAAGTGGGGTATGACGATGCTGGAGGCGGCGCTGGTCACGGCTGCTGAGAAAGCAGCGGATGGGGACCTCGACGCTCTCACCCGGATACTCGATCGGCTGCTCGGAAAACCAGTACAACAAACCATCACCGCATCAGGCACACTGAAGGAATTTTTGGATGAGCTTGCAAAATCTGACCCCCCAACAAGCGGCGGTTCTAACCCGCTTGACGACTAATCTCGAGTATTATGCCCGAACTTGTCTCAAAATCATCGACAAACAGGGACTGATACGGCCGCTCGTGCTCAATCGGGCGCAGCTTTTTCTCCATGCGCTTCTGGAAAAACAAAAGCGGGACACGGGGATGGTGCGCGCGGTGGTGCTCAAGGGTCGGCAGCAAGGGTGTACGACGTATCTCCAAGCCCGATATTTCCATCAGACCTCCTTCCGGCCAAACCTCTCGGCGTACGTGCTCGCTCACCAGGTAGAGTCCACCATCAAAATTTTCAAAATGACTCAGACGTTCCGTCGCAACCTTCCCCAAGACCTCCAATTGCCGCTCGAGAAAGACACTGAGCGCGCGATGGTGATGGACAACGGGAGCGGGTATTCCGTCGGCACTGCCGGTTCAGCCCAGATCGGTCGCGGAATGACGGTCCAGCTTTTTCACGGGTCCGAAGTGGCGTTTTACGAAAATGCGGACGCACTCTCCACCGGCCTCATGCAAACGGTTGCGGATGCTCCGGGGACAGAATTGATTTTCGAGTCTACCGCGAACGGCCCCGGGAACTTTTTCTACGACCTCGTGAACGGTGCGATTGCCGGGAAGAACGGATTTTTGCTCATCTTCATCCCGTTCTATTGGCAAGACGAATACCAGGATCCTGAACCGTTGCACGAACGTGATCTCGACGACGAGGAGCAGGCGTATTACGCCGCGTACAAAGCAGACGGACTCACACTCCGGCATCTTGCGTGGCGCCGGAGAAAGATCGCGTCGTTTGGCGGCGATAAAACCAAATTTATTCAGGAGTATCCGTTCAACCCCGAAGAAGCTTTTGTTCAGGCGGAGGGACGCTTTTTCGATCTCGCGCGCGTGCATCTCGCCAAAGGCCGGAAGCCGATGGACGATCCGTACGCGCCTTTGATCGTCGGCGTGGATCAAGGGCGCACCGGGGACTGGACGTCCATTTGTCGGCGGAAGGGCCGGAGTATTCTCCCGTTCGAACGGATTCCTGCAGACGATGGGAGGGAGAGAGACATGAGACTTGCTGGCAGGTTGGCGCAGATCATCGAACGGGAGAAACCGGATCTTGTGGTCCTGGACGTCACGAACGAGCACGGGGCGCTCGACCGGCTCCACGAGCTTGGATATTCCAAGCGACTTGTGAAAGGCGTGCATTTTGGCGAGCAAGCCGTCGACAAAACTCGGCATCGGAACATGAGAGTCCAGATGCACGCAGATTTGCGGGAGTGGTTCAATGACCCGGATGTGAGCATACCGAACGATCAGAAATTCCTCACTCAGATCGGTGCTGTGCCGAAAGAAAAAGAAACATCCAACAACGTGATGTACCTCGTTCCCAAAGACGAGATCACGGACGCGCTCCGCTTTTGCCCGAACGATCTGGATTCCGCGATCCTCACGTTCGCATTTCCGGTTCGCCGGAAAGTCAACCCCGACGGGACAAACAAAGCAACCGCCCCGGTGATCAAGCACGAGTACAAATCGGGGTTACGGAGTTTCAAGAAAAAATGATTCTCACCGACGGAGCTGTCGCACTCTATCCGTCGGGTGACCGCGAGTATCTTTCGCACCTTCTCCGCACCCATCCGCTCAACCTCATGAACGATCGCGGGATCGCGCGCTACGTGAAGTACGTCCGGTATCTTTGGGTGGGGGAAGCAGCTGGGTCTGTGGTCGGCGGCGTCCTGTATTTCTGCTTCATCCCCGGTATCGGCTGGACGTTTGACGCCTACTGCGAGCGGGAAAAGTTGAAAAAACTTGACAATCGCGCGGCTTGGGCGTATAAGGCTTCGTGTCTGGTGTTGGATTGGTTCGGACAAAACATCGGCGAACCGCTACACGCATTCGTGGACGAAGAAAACCGCGGAGCAATTTTCATGGCAAAGAAACTCGGATTCAAAAAGCAAGAAAACAAAAACGGCATGGTCGTTTTGCGAAAGGAGTTTTAGCTATGGGCGGATTTTTCGACTGGATGTTTGGCGGCGACAAAAAAGAATCAGAACCAACCCCTCCTCCGGCTCCGGCTCCGGAAGTAAAAGACGTCGGTAACGTCGGCGATGTTGGGAGTCTGGAAAGCCAAGCGGCTGCTCGCCGACTCGCGCGCATGAGCAAATATTTCACAACTCCGACCGGAGTTATGGGCGGCGAAACGGGCAGTTCGGGCGTGTTTTAGCATGATCGACGTATCGCTCATCAAAAAAGAATTTTCCTCCGTCAAGGCCCGCCGCGCTCCGTGGGAAAACGTTTGGGAGTTGATCGCCCGATATATTTTCCAGCGTAAGCAAGGCTTCACCACAATTTCCGCCCCAGGCGACTTCTACACGCATGAAGACGTCCTCGACAACACCGCAGGTCAAGCCCATCAGACCATGGTTTCGTCTCTCGATGGCGCGCTTTGGAAAAACGGCGGACGCACTTTCCGGATCACCAAACCCCGACAAGCGCGGGATACCGAAGAGATCAAAAAGTTTTATCGCGAATGTAATTTCCGCATCCAATCGCAAATGGAGCACGAGAACGCCGGGTGGGGAACCGCGCGGCAAGAAGCGTTGTCGGAGGGAACAGCCTTCGGCACTGATGCGATCGGAGTATTTAAAGCCCGCCCGGGGCAGAAGCACAAAGTCGAATATCGTGCGATGCCCCTTAAAAACCTTTACGTCGTAGAAGATGCTCGTGGCAGAGTCATCAAGGAGTTCTACGAGTACGAGTACGACGCGTTTCAGCTTGTGGACGAGTACGGCGACGCCGCGAAAACGGACAAAGTAAAAGCCGCGCTCGAAACAAATAATCGCGATACCAAATTCAAGACCCTCTGGCTCGTTCGTCCGAATGAGTCAAAAGACCAAATCAAAATGTCCTACGAGTCGATCCACATTTTGTGCGATGACGATTTAGTTTTGCGTCACAGCGGATTCTCTGGAAACAGCATTGTCGTGTCCCGCTTTTACAAAAACGAAGGGGAAGAGTACGGGCGGTCCCCCGGCTACAATGCCCTCTCTCCGACGATCGAACTGAACGGCGTCGTGGAGATCATCACGCAGGCTGGGGAACTCACGGCGCTCCCGTCTTGGTATGTGCTTGACGACGGCACGTTTGGAAACGGAACGATCGACCGGTCGCCAGGCGGCGTCATCCCGATCGATGTGACTTCC